GGAACCCAGTTCAAAACTCAGAAGCTTTTGACTTCTTCACAGACTTTGTTTCAGCTGGTGACATGATGATGGACACTGCTGGTTCTTTGAAAGAAGGCAAAATCGTTTGGGCATTAGCTGACGTAAAAGACGGTTTCTCTCTATTCGGTGGTGACGAAGTAAAAGGTTATTTGCTTTTCTCAAATCCGCATGAATACGGTAAAGCAATCGACATTAAGTTTGTAATGGAACGCGTCGTATGCAACAACACATTGGCAGTTGCTCTTAATGAGAAAAACCAGCCTTCAGTTCGTGTTAATCACCGTTCAGTATTTGATGCATCTAAAGTGAAAGACATTCTTGGTCTATCACACAATAAAGTAGAAGAGTTCAAAGCAGCTGCAGAGTTTCTTGGTTCTAAGCGCTACACTGATGAGCAACTTACACAGTTCTTCGGAGTTGTATTTGGTAAGTCAAACAAAGAGAAAGAAGATCTTGCGCGCTCTGCTAAGCAAGCAATGTCTCTTGTAGAAACTCAGCCAGGTGCAGAATTCGCACCAGGTACTTGGTGGAATGCTTACAACGCTGTTACTTACATGACAGACCACGAACTAGGTCGCAATGCAGACAATCGTATGTCTTCAGCTTGGTTTGGTCAAAATGCAAGCAAGAAAATCACTGCTCTTGACTTAGCATTGGACATGGCTGATGCAGCTTAAAACAATTGATATACTATATTGGGGAGTAGCTTTAGGGCTACTCCTCATTTACTTTGATCCGTTAATGATTATTTGGGAATTCTAAAATGCAATATACACTAATCCTCATCTTTACGCATCTACTAAGTGTAGTTGGTTATCAGTATACTTCTGACGTAATTTATATGTTACCGTCAAGCTTAGCTATTATCTACTCTATTTTTCAATTTGTTAAGGTATGCACACTTGTATTTAGTCCTAATTGGGACGTTGAACTTTCTTACGCAGATCACATTTCTGTTGAATGGAAGTTTTTGCATAATTCAGTTATAGGTTTAAGCACATATATATTCTGGAATGAAGGTTACAGTTTCTTTGCAGGTATGACGTCGCTGTATCTATTAGCTGTAGTTTCATCTCTTATTATTACAGTACTAGATATAAACATGACAGGAGGAGACGAATGAAGATTTTGATTTTTGGCTTACCGGGTTCTGGTAAAACTTGGTTAGCCGAACGACTACAGAAAAGATTAGAATGCGCTTGGTTTAACGCAGATGAAATTAGACGCATGGCTAACGACTGGGAGTTCAGCGAAGCTGCACGATATCGCCAATCTCATAGAATGGCATCGATTGCTAATCACGAAAAGCACCATGATCGTACAGTTATATGTGACTTTGTTTGTCCGACTGAAGCAACTAGATCTATTTTTGATGCTGACTATACAGTATGGATGGATACAATTAAAGAAGGCCGGTATAAAGATACGAATAAGATGTTTGAGACACCATCTATTGATAACGTGAATTATCATGTAGAGAAATGGTTTGATAACACAGATGAGGCATTAGCAGATGCAATCGCAAGACATATAAGGATTAACAAACATGTTTGATTATAAAAAGCCAACAGTACAAATGTTGGGAAGATGGCAGCCATGGCACGATGGCCATACAGAGCTATTTAAACGAGCTCACTCTTTCACTGGCCAAGTTGTCATTATGATACGTGATGTATTTAACTTTGACGGTGATGCTGGAGATGGTCGTACCGCTATGCAAGACGATAACCCTTTTGGGATGATTGATGTAATCGCAAATATCGAAAATGGATTAGCTAAACACGAGTTCTATAACGGTCACCAGTATCTTATCTTAGAGGTTCCTAACATTGTAGATATTTCTTACGGTCGTGGCGTTGGTTATACATTCACAGAACACGATCTTGGTGAAGATATGCATGATATATCTGCTACAAAAATACGTGCACAATTACGACAAGATGGTAAACTTTAACGTGTACATGCCTTTAGAATCACTCTATAAAGGTTCTAGAAACAAAGGAAATAACATGGCACATACGAAAAACGATTATCGGTTTGACTCAAAAGAAGACGCGCAAAAATTTGCTGATGCAGAGAAAAGATCATATGATCCATCTTGCGATGTTTATGTAACTGGTCCGATGTTTATGGACGAAGCTGAAATCTTTAAAAATATTGCTCCTGAAAAAACTGATACATATTGGTTGGTAGGCGTGGAGATTTATAAATGATTGTTAAAAATGCTATAACTATTCATCATAATAGTGCAACACTTTATAAGCGTGACTCTGCTGGTAATGTAAGAATTTATCGTGGAGAAGTTGCAGAAGAAGGTGGCAACTGGTTTACACGCACGATTACTGGTCTAGAAGACGGAAAGCAAGTTCGTTCTGGCTGGCGCATCGTAGAGCAGAAAAACGTTGGCCGTTCTAACGAAACATCTTTAGAAGAGCAAGCTTTTGCTGAAATGACTGCTGACGCCATGAAGAAACTTGAGCGTGGTTATTTTAGCGATATTAAAAAGGTTGATACGTTTGATAAGATTAAGCCAATGCTTGCTTCTAAATATGAAGATGCAACTTTAGTTTGGGGATTAGAAACTATCTTTTCACAACCAAAGTTAGATGGCATTCGTTGTGTTGCTAGAGCTAACGGTCTATGGACACGAGCTGGTAAAGAACTAGTAAGTATTCCGCATATAAACGAAGAACTAAAAGAGTTCTTTGAAAACTATCCAGATGCAATCCTTGATGGTGAACTATACAACCACGATCTTCGTGAGAACTTTAATAAGATTACATCTTTAGTGCGCAAAACAAAGCCAACTGAAGCTGATATTGTTGAAGCAAAAGGTTTAGTACAATACCACGTCTATGATTTAATCAGTTCACCTGAAGTATTTTCAGATCGTATGAACTTTTTACGTATAGCTTTAGACGTTCCTTCTGTAGAAATCGTTGATACAAACAAAGTTGAAACAGCAGACGAGTTAGACGATCTTTACGGTGCATATCTTGAAGATGGATTTGAAGGTCAGATGGTACGCAAAGACGAATTGTATCAACAGAACAAACGTTCTAAATACCTTATTAAACGAAAGGAATTCTTAACAGACGAATATGACGTAATTCGTGTAGAAGAAGGAAAGGGCAATTGGGCAGGACATATTAAACGATTTGTTTTGCAAACAGAAAATGGCCAAGAATTTGGCGCAGGTGTACGCGGTAATCAAGAAGTATTGAGCGCTCTTTTTAAGAGTGGAGAGACACCGACATGGTGTACACTACGGTATTTTGCGCCAACACCAGACGGTATTCCTCGTTTTCCTGTCATTATTGATTGGGGAATGGGACAAAGAGAAGACTAAATTTAACTTAAAATGGAGACTATATTATGACCGACACAGAAACAGTAAGCGTAACAGCAGAAGAACTTCGTTCATTCGTAGAACGTGTTGAAACACTTGAAGCTGAGAAAGCCGCAATCGCAGATGGCACAAAAGAAGTACTAGCTGAAGCAAAGGGTCGAGGCTATGATACGAAAGTTATTCGTAAAATCGTTGCAATTCGTAAGCGTAATCGCGATGATGTTGATAACGAAAATGCAATCACAGAATTGTATATGAACGCGTTAGGAATGTAAATGACTGATGGACCATTTAAAAGTGCCTTTGATGGAGACACAGAAGGCGTTATTCGTAGAGAAATTATAACATATCGTATTAGAGGTGATGTCATGGTAAAAGAAGAAGCATTCCGTGATTACTACAAATCTGGCGATTATCACGATAGCCAATCAACAAACCCGTTGGTGTTACGATAAATAGAAGGGAAGCTTGATTGCTTCCCTTTTTTATGGAGTATATAATGAAAAGCCAATATGAAATTGTTGTGCCGTATCATCATCAGTATCAACAAGAGTCAAACGAACCAGATATAAGATGTGCAGAAGATGGGCATCGTTATGCCATGTTTGTAAAAGGTAATGATCACCTTATTGACGGTAGAACGTATTGTTTTAAAGATGAAGACGGCAATTACGTTAGCTCTTTCGTAAGTCAATACTCAGACATTATTGAGAATAATTTAGAGCCACTAGTGAAAGATGCTGTTCTTGGCTTGCACAAGCAAGGTTATCTTACGTTTACTAGTTGCCAAGGACATGATGATTCAAAGCATAGATATATTGGCGTAGTATTTAATACTAAAGAACAAAAGAATGAATTCATTTCAGAAGTGAATAAACTTAATTGTGATATACATTGGTATGATAACACGATCAATACTGTAGAAAGACCAGCAAAAGAAGTACCTTGGTGGTGCGATGGTGGTATTACGCTTCACATTGTTTTTGATGATATGTTATATCACGAAGCACCACAACAACGTCGTAGACAAAAGCCGTATACTGATTTAGAACTTAACAAGTTTTGGAACATTCAAACAAATAGAAACTACATGCATTATGAATGTATTGTGTTTTCTTTTGGGTATTCTATGATTGATAAAAGTATTTGGAATAAGATCCACAAGTATTTCTTTTATGATCAGAGTAAGGTTGAAAAAGCTTATTCAGATTTTGTATCTAAAGTAGAATCATTACCGTGTTATTTGGCGTGATATAGTAACACAAAAAATACTACATGTAAACAAAAAAAGGCGATCCCGAAGGACCGCCTTAGTAGTATCGTTATCCGATATCTTGTTTTTAGAACAAGTTGCTTACATTTACGCGTCTGTAATATACGTTTGCGTCTGCAGTAAGTGCACCGTTACCTTGAGTTCCACCAGCAGCGAATGGGTTTGATACCATGCCGTAGCGAGTCTTAAAGCCGATTTTTGGCTGGAAGGAATTCTCACCAACCGCACGAACCATCTGCAATGGTACATATGGGCAATAGAAGAGGCCAGCATCGAAAGAGCTAGAACCTTTATAGCCTACTACCATGTAGTTAGCGCCTGCATATGGATCGATATACACTTTGTAACGACCGTTTAGAACACCAGCGAATGTATTGCCTGTGTCATCTACGTTCAAAGAGTTGCTGTTCAATGCTGGTGTGTAATCTAGTACACCTGCCATTTGAAGTGCAGAAGCAACATCAGAAGAACAGATAACCATGTTACCTTTACCGCGTCTTGTGCCCTTAGCAATAGCGTTAGCTTCTTGCTCGATTTGGAACATAAGACCTTTGAATTTCTCTACGGACCAACGACCATTTGCGTCTACATCCAAGTCGAATGTACCAGCAACGGCAGTTGCAGTTGCACCAGCTACAGCGTTTGTGTAGATTGTACGAACTAATTCGCGGTTGATTTCTACAAGGATTTCAGACTGCAAGATGTTTGCAAGTTCTGTTTCAGCATCTAGACCGTGAACGGCTTTAAGATCCTGAGCAAGCTCTGTAGTGTATTCAGCTTTCAAAGCACGAGACTTAGCAGCAACAGTAACTTTTTCAATTGAGAAAGCCATTTCTGCGAAGTTAGTACCGTTACCGTCGCCTAATGCTTCAGCTTCAGTTGTACCCATACCAGTACCAGTTGTGACAGCGGCACCAGGTAAAGTATTTGCGTGTGTACCAGCACCAGAGAAATCTGTATCAGCTTCGTTGTAGAATACTTCGTTAGCCGCAGCTTGTGAAGTATGTGTTGAACGCATTGCGAAGATCAAGCCTGTTGGGCCTGTCATTGGCTGAACGCCAGCAATATCGTATGCGATCAAGTTTGGCATTGCACGACGTACTAATGAAATAAGTACTGGGTCGTAACCTGCAGTTGGACCACCCGCAGCAGAAGCTGAGCCGAAGCCGCCTGTACCTGCATCGTTTGCGTGTGTTTCTGATAGAAGGCCAGTCATGGATGCTGATGTGTCACCAGATTCCATAAGAGCGCGTTCTGTGTTTTCAAGAATTGTAGCAGTTACGCTTTTCTTGTGTTGTGAATCGATTGGCGCGAAAGAAGAGTGCTCAAGAATTGGGCCCCATTTTTCCACGAGCATCTGATAGTTTGACTGAGTCATGTGATTCTATCTCCTTGTGAGTTTATTTTACTAGATGTATTTATAAAAGTTAAGTATTTCATCTGGTTGCGATTATGATTGCTTCGTGTTTAAAGCCGATAAAAGAGCATTAATAGAAGAGTGCTCAGAAAGTGTTTTCTTTACTTCTGTATCTTCAGTAATGATTTCTTCTTCATCAGATACCTCTTCCACTACAGTTTTTGCTTTCTTGAAGAAAGACTCTTTTAGTGTTTCGAGATCTGATTTGTATGTGTCGACATCAGCGAAAGAAAGTTTCTCTGAAAGTACTTTAAATCTTTCTTGCTCAACAAGAGTAAGACCTTCTGCCATTTCCAAGAATACGTCATGCGCTTTAGCTTCAGCGATTGCAGCTTTAAGTTCTGCATTCTCTGTAATTGCTTTATTCGCAAATTCTTTTGCTTCAGCGGCTTCTTCTTCAAGCGCTGCAACTACGTCAAGAGTTTCCTCGTTTACGTCGATGTTGTGCTCTTCAAACAAACCTTTGAGACCTATCATTAAGGACTCAGCTACTTCAACCTTGATACCAGCTTCGATAGCTACTTCATTCTCTGTCATCCACTCTTCTACAACGTAGTCAAGGTATGAGTCGAGATTTTCGACAATTTTACTTACTGACTCATCTGCAGCTTCGTGCATTTCGCCAGCAATTCTTTCTACTTCTTCGGCAATTACTTTGTTCGCCTTAGTAGTAGCGGCTTCGTTAACTGCAGCTTCGAATACCATAGTTACTTTGCTTGTAAACTCTTCAGACAAATCCATGCCTTCAAACATAGTCGCAATAGACTCTTGGATATCGATAACTTCTTCAACAATCTCATCAGACTCTGCGTCAACAGCGTCTTCTTTCATGCCTGGTGTTTTAACGGTTAGTTTGTCTGCAGTTGGATCAACTGCTTTCTTAACATCCGCTTTCTTTTTCGGTGGTGTGCCGCCTGCTGGTGTCGCCGGTTCTTCTACTGAAGAAACGCCGTCGTCAGCTACGAACTTTTCGTCTAATTCATTTGACATATGTTCTACTCCTTTATTGGATCTCTTATTATATGAGTATTATTTATAATATTTTTACTTTACGGTGTTTTATTTTTTCAATCCGTTTACGAACCGTTGAAATAGTTCAGAAGCAACGCTCTCATCAATTTTATGAACGATTTTTCTGACTTCTTTTTCCACAACGGCTTGGATTTCTTCAATAACTTGTTCAACTGGTTCTTTAGCGACCCAATTACCTGAAGCTATATTATAAAAATACTCGGTGTTTTCCATGATACCGTTTACGAAACAGTTAGGTCCCGAAGGATCTGTAACGATATCAACTGTTGCAAGATGGAAATCCTTTTGAACTTCCATAATTCCTTGGGCCGTTGGTTTAA